CATTAGCTAATAACTCTGTAGCATTTAAAGGTAAGCCTGAGATGGGTACATTCATGAGAGAGTGGACATCATTATACGAATCTAAATCAGGAGAGCGTGGTATCTTTAATAGAAAAGCCGCCAAGGTAAAAGCATCTGAGAATGGTAGACGTGAAACTGACTACGAGTTTGGTTGTAATCCATGTAGTGAGATTATACTTAGACCTTATCAGTTCTGTAACCTCACTGAAGTTGTTGCACGTGAAACAGATGACTTACAATCTCTAAAAGATAAAGTACGTATGGCTACTATCTTAGGAACATTTCAATCTACACTTACGGACTTCAAGTATCTACGCAAGATATGGAAGACTAATACAGAAGAAGAAAGATTACTAGGTGTGTCTTTGACAGGTATCTTAGATACAGATATATGGTCAGAAGAAGTATTAATTATACTGAAAGAAATAGCAGTAGAGACTAATAAGAAGTTTGCAAAAGACTTGGGCATACCACAGTCTACTGCAATCACTTGTGTAAAACCTAGTGGCACAGTGTCGCAGTTAGTAGATAGTGCATCAGGTATACACGCAAGACATAACCCTTTCTATATTAGGACTGTACGTGGAGATAACAAAGACCCACTTACACAGTTTATGCAAGAGAGTGGTATTCCTAGTGAGCCTGACGTGATGAAGCCTGACAGCACAACTGTGTTTAGCTTTCCTATGAAGTCTCCTAGTGGTGCTGTAACTAGAACTGATATGACTGCTATACAGCAGTTAGAATATTGGCTCATGTTCCAAAGGCATTGGTGTGAGCACAAACCATCTGTAACTATATCTGTAAAGGAAGATGAGTGGATGGATGTAGGAGCTTGGGTGTATAAAAACTTTGATGAGGTATCAGGTATATCCTTCTTACCTTTCAGTGACCATACATATGCACAAGCACCTTATCAAGATATAACCGAACAGGAATATGATGAGTTGTATAAGAAGATGCCTACCTCTATTGATTGGTCTAAGTTGGCAGACTTTGAGAAAGAGGACACGACAAGTGGCTCTAAAGAATTAGCGTGTACTGCTGATGCTTGTGAAATGGTTGACATACAGGCTAGTTAATGTTAGAAAATACAATACAACTAATATGGTGGCAATGGTGGTTACTTATTGCCATCACTATAAATACAACAATAAACTTAATTGTTTTCTTTAAAGGTAGAAAGCTACACATAAGGGAACTATTACATCTAAAACCTAAGAGAAAAGGAGAGATAAATGCAAAACCTAGAACCTAATAAAGAAGACAGAAAAAAGTTTGACATAGACTTAGAATATGGCAAAGTAAGAGAGCAGTTTGTAGCAGAGATGTTACAAGATAAAAAGATAGAAGTAAAAAGCGAGAGAGATATGTGGCAAAGAACAGGCAACATAGCCATAGAATATGAATCGTATGGTAAACCTAGTGGTATCAATGTAACAGAGGCAGACTATTGGTTTCATAATTTATGTATAGGTGAAGATGTTTTTTGTACACTTGTCTTTCGTGTGGAGAATCTCAAGAAGCTAATTGAAAAGTTAGATTACAAGAGAAGTGTATCAGGTGGAGACCATAATGCATCTAGAATGTATCTACTAAAACTAGATAAGTTATTTTCATCTGACGTTATAAAAACATTTAAAGGAGAAAACTAATGAGAGAGATGTTATTATCAGCATTAAAGTCCTACTATGTAGGACACATTAATAAACATATAGCTAATGTAGAAATATATTTAAGTAGGTCTACAGGTATTGGAGAACACTCAGATATCGTAGAAGCTATGGATAAAGAAGTAGGAGAAATCGGCAAGTACGATGACAGACTATCAATGATAATGAAATATTTAGAAAGGAGACAGTCAAATGCAGAAGCAACAGAAGAGCAAAAAAAGGAATCCAAATCTAAGTAAATATGATGCACCCTTGAAAATACAATTTAACAAGGGTATGTCAGACTTTAAGAGAGGTAGAGTCACTAATCCGTATAACCTCAATACTATGCAAGCACGAGAGTGGGTACGAGGTTTTAACATAGCCTACTTTCAAAGACTAGAAAGGGTCAAAAGGGATGAGGCTAGAAGAAGAGGCGAAAAAGTTCATGCAGTCAGTTAATAAGAGTTTGATAACTGCGAATGAATATCAAGAGAAGTGTAAAGCTACAGCAATATATCCAAAGAAAGATGCTATAGCTTACCTTTCTCTTGGTCTTGTAAGTGAAGCAGGAGAAGTTGCAGGGAAAGTAAAGAAGAACATACGTGATGGTACAGAATCAAATGTAGCTTTTGAGATAGGAGATGTTCTGTGGTATTGTGCTATGTTAGCTAATGAATTAGATGTTAACTTAGGTAAAATAATGGAAGATAATCTACATAAACTTAATAGTAGAAAAGAAAGAGGAACACTTGCAGGTTCAGGAGATAATAGGTAATTAGTTTTTATATGCTATAGCTATATTTATTAATGCTGATATATGTTCTTTGTTAGTGTAATCAAAAGATTCACCTGCAGGTTTATCAATTTCAGGGATAGCTTGATTAGTAAATATTTTTTTAGCATTACGTCTTTTTCTAGCAGGTATAGACATAAATTTACGTAATAAAGAACCTGCAATCTCAGCATCTGTGCTACCTTTTATAGTGGCACGGATTTGTTTCTTTTGGTCTTTAATAAAATCGTCTATAAATGCTATCTTTTCTTCTCTTGTAAAATTAGTGCCATCGGCTTTAACTTCTAACTCTAGTTCTCGAAGATATTGAGGCATGTACTGATTCATTCTAAAACCCATTTCTCTATTTAAAGCTCTATCAAAAGAAGGAACATTAGTTCTAGCCATAAAATCTCTATATTTAAATCCCATTTGACCTAATTCTACAACATAATCAGGTGGCACACGATTCAAAGTAGCACCAAATAGTATTTTTAAAAAGGGCATAACTCGTTCAGGTGTGTCCTCATAACGTGGGTCTTCTAAATCGGGCAACTTAGACTCATCTATGAACTCTCCTATTAATGGAACTCTATCAATTCTAGATTTTATAGGTTGATACACACCTTGAAAGAAAGCAGACATGCCATTTTCATAATCGGGGTTTTCTTTGTAATCCTTTCTTCTTGTAGACTCTGGTCTAAACAAATCTCCAAATTGATAAATAGGTTGACCATAACCACTCATAGCTTCTCCTACATATTTACCCATAGTAAAAGCAAAACTCTTAGCACCTGCCTCATCCTCACCACTAAATACATTTACTAAGTCTTTAGTTAATGCTGACATAGCACCCGAACCTCTAAAATTAGCTCCTGTAAATCCCTCTAGTAATTCACTTACACCACTATCAGTAAGAGGAACTATTGGGTCTCCTCTTAGTTTTCTATGAATCATAGTTCCAATGTACAAATAAGGAGTTAAAGGAAAATAAGGTCTTGCATCAACCTCTGTGTCTCCTATCGTTTTTAAATTATACCACTCTGAACCTACTAATCCATTATCAGGGTCTGCTAAATAATATCCTAAAGTTAACATAGGTAAACCACCTGCCATACCTTCTGCTATTCTTCTGTATTCTCTATCAGAAACAGTTTTTCTACCTTTTGTAGCTACTTTATATATACCATGCATAGCACCTGTTATATTGTAATTATATGTCATTTCAATAGCTTTAAACATAAATCTTGGAAATGGTATTAATAATGTACCACCTGTTCTAACTAAAAAGTTATTAGCAGCTTTAAAAGGACCAAACTCAGGTTGAGCGGCATAAGTAAATTCTAAAGCATCATCCACTGCTTTTTTTATCATGCCCTCTGATATGTTTTCGGTAACTCTTCCTGTTTCCAAAACACCTAACATATCTATACCTTTATCATATAGCTGTCTTTGTATAGATGCAGTAAAAGCACCATGTCGAAATAAAAATTCTTGGTGTCTATTAAAAAAGTTAAATGTGTGTATAGTTTTTTCCCAAGTATCTAACAAACCATCTTTTTTTTCTAAACCTTGACCTTTTCCTGCTAGAGCTGCTTGATTAGGATTTTTATTTGTTAGTTTACGAGTTACTTCAGAATATTGATTATAAAATCTATTTTTTTCAGCAGGGTTCATGTCAAGTAAAAACTTAGCCATTACAGAGCTATCACCTTGTCCTATAAAAGTATGCTGTACTTGAGCTAATGTATTATTTAAACCACCTGAAAATCCTGTTTGTTTTGTTATTAATTTTTCTGCTAAGTCTACTGCTTCAGTTTTCTTCATGCCTTTAGACATGTATTCTTTTACTAAATCAGTTTTTCTTTGTTGTGCTACAGCATCTGTTACAAATAGTTTTTTACGACCTGTAAATGTTTGATGTAATCCTGCTTCTAAACCATAAACTAGTGTGTCTATACCACCTCTTTGCACACCAGAAATAGCGTTTCTTACTGCTGTGGCTACACTACTAACTAATGTTAATCTTCTTATGTCCTCTAATCGTCTTAATGTTGAACCTAACTTTGCTGCCTCTGCATTAGCTGTTTCTTCTGCTATTTCCTGTGCAGTTTTTCTAAAATTAACACCACCTACTTGTTTTGATAACTGAGACAATCTATTTAGTTTTTGACCACTAATGCTTGCCTCTGCAAACATAACACTAGCAATTTCTCTTTGTGTTATACCATACTTACCAAATACTTTAGTAGCTTCATCTAAAGATTCATCAGAAACATTAGTTAAAATATTTAACATTCTTTCACTAATAGTCTCTCCCTCTTTTCTATTAAGAGGTCCTGATAAAACCTTAGCCATATTAGGGTCTTTTAATTTAATTTCACCTTTAGCTAATTTATCAGATGCTTCAGATACACCTGCTATAGTTCTTTCAAAGGCTTTATTTGTTGTGTTAACAGCGAATACATCTAAATCTAAATCTTCATCTAAAAATCTTTTCATGGTATCAGAAGCCTTTTCTCTTATGACCTCTGAATTTATTTTTACAAACTTACCCTTTTTATCTCGCACCACTGCATCTTTACCATAAGTTTTTTCTATTTGTTGGGCAAAATCCTGTCTCATACTAGATGATATTTTACTTAATTTAGCATTAGTTAATTTAGCAGCACCAACTTGTTTATCTTCCACAGCTTTTAATGCCTTATCAAACTTATCTCTATCTGCTTTTGGTACTTTGGTAAGAACATTTTTAGCTCCTACATACTGAAATGCACCTGCAGTTAAAGACGATACACCAGCCACAGTATAAACTCTTTTTTCATCTATTTCATTTTTAATACCCATTTCTATTTCAGCACCTTGAACTAGTAAATCAGTTGCTGCGGCTGAAGCACCCTCTGTTCCTGCTGTAGCAAGAACACTTTTTATGAGAGCAGTTGTTGCACTTTTTTGTACCCCACCTAGAAATAATTTACCAACTCCTAGAGATACTAAACTTAATGGGTCACTAGCAAAAGAGCTTAAATACACGGGAAT